TCAAGATTATTATTTGGAAATAAATTGTAAACATATTTGTGGAGAATAGAAATGCAACAGGCTTTAAGTTTTGATGATGTTATGTTGATACCACGATTGAGTAATATTAATAGTCGTGGTGACGTGGATTTATCTACAAGTATTGCTGGAATTAAATTGAAAATTCCTATTATCGCTGCTAATATGTCATCAGTTTGTGGAGTTGATATGGCGATTAAACTTGGTGGCCTTGGTGGTTTAGGTATTATTCATCGTATGTGTTCTATTGAAGAACAAGCAAAGATGGTTTCTGTTGTTTGTAATTATCCTGTTCCTGCATTTGTTTCATCACCATTGAAAGTTGGATTTTCTATCGGTATTGGTCCTGATTGGCGAGAAAGAATGGATGCATGTCGTAACAATGCTAATATTGTATGTTTGGATATTGCACATGCTCATCATCAAAGAGTTTTATATTTATTAAAGGAATATTTTGAATTTTATCAAAATTATCCAATAATTATAGGACAAGTAGCTACTCCGAATGCAGTAAGGGATATTTTAAATATTATTCCAGAACAATATCATTCTTCAATTGCATTTAAAACTTCTATTGGTGGTGGATCATTATGTACAACTCGTATAAAAACTGGTTTTGGAATTCCGACATTACAAGCAGTTATGAATATTAAAAAAGAATTTTCAAAAATTTCTATTATTGCAGATGGAGGTATAAGAGAAAGTGGAGATATTGTAAAATCTTTGGCATTAGGTGCAAATGCTGTAATGTTAGGAAATCTTTTAGCAGGAACAGAAGAATCTCCTGGTGGAATTATTAAAGGAAATGATGGTAAATTATATAAAATATATAGAGGATCTTCTTCCTATGGAGATAAATCGTTACGCGGTGAAGAAATAAAAAATATAGAAGGTGAAGAAATTTTGGTTTCATATAAAGGATCAGTTATTAGGGTAATAACTAATCTTTTAGATGGAATCCGTAGTGGATTTTCATACGGTGGGGCCATAAATATAGAGGAATTACAAGATAGTATTGAATATATACAAATTACTAATGCAGGAATGAAAGAATCTTTACCTCATGGTTTATTTAATTTATAAACATACGAGTCTTTCTGTCCAAAATTAAGTTATTGACATCCATTTAAAATTATGATAGCATGAATACATGCGAAAATTATATGAATCTTAAACAGAGAAAACCAATTAAGCCAAAGAAAACATTGAAACCGAAAGGGACAATGCGGACAAAGAAACCAGTAAAACCATTGAAGCCGATTAAACCAGTGAAGCCCAGTAAGTGAAGTGCATAAATTATTTATTGACAATTGTAATTTATTGTAGTATAATATAAAAGAGGGTAAAAATAGATGAGAATTAAAACAGTACCTAATAAAAATAATCCTAAAAGTTTAACCACAGAAGAAAGGTTATTTTTGGATAAGTTAATTTCTAAATTAGGTGAGAAACATACATTATGCAAGCGAGTGGAAGTAGAGAAAGCAGCACAAGCGATTTCTGGTAAGAAATTTTGCCCCACGTGGATTTCCAGGAATCCCAAGGCTCGTATTACTAATAAACGCGGCCGTTATGATCTTTCCGCATTATTGAAACTTCCAGTTGTTGCATTTAAGAATGATAAGCCGGTAAAGAAATCTAAAAAGTTGGATGAAGTTTTGGAAACGAAACCCAAGAAAATTAAAAAGGTAGTAAAAACTGTAGATGTTGTTGAAAAACCAACATTACGTAGTGAATTTGCAGATTTTGTAATTCTGGATGAACCGTATGAAGATGATAATGATGTAACTGCAAAACCATTTGAAGAATAGATTGAAAAGGATTTAAGTAATGAATAATGAAATATGGCAGGGTCAACCGGACCCAATTAAAAATGAAAATCCAGCGGTTTGGGATCTTGTTTTAAAGGATATGGAATCAGCCAAACTTCCTCCGAATTCAGATCAAGAAAAAATCCATAAATTGTTATTGGAAGATTTTAAGAAACGGGATATTGCGGGACAGTTAAAATATAAGACACGTTTGCAACCATTTAATGGAAGAAACTCATTAGTGGATGCATTTGAAGAATCTTTAGATAAGATTGTTTATTTGCGGCAGTCGTTGTATGAAGAACAGGCTACTCTTATTTCTACAACTGAATCTGAATTTTTTAAAGCGGTAATTGGTCAGTTGTATCGGGCAGAATTAGATTCTGCATTGAGATTAAAATTTATAATTGAAAAGAAAAAGGAATTGAATAAAGTTATAATTTAATACATTTAAATCCTTTGCATTGTTTTAATTTTCCTTTTGCAACTTGGTACATATTGCTGGAATTTAGATGTTGATTTCTACAAAATTGTTTTAAATTTTTGGTTATAATATATTTGTTAGAAGGATAAATAATTTTCCATTTTATTTTAGACTGTGCGATTGCTGTTTTATTTCTTTCTTTTGTATTTTTGTATCTTTCTTTTTGTGCATTGGAAAGTTTTTCCTTTTGTTCAGGATCTTGATATAATTCAAATCTTGTTTTGGACATTTTATTTTTAGTTTTTTCAGAACAAGGTCCTGATCCATCTCCACCAATAGTAGAGTTATAACCATGAATAAATGTATCAAAATAAAATATACACAATATTTCCAAATTCTTGGCTTCTTCTAAAGTAGGAATATTATTTATTAAAATTTCGTGAATCCATTGGCCTTCATTTGGATATTTCCTCAATGCCCTGGAAAATTTCCAATTTAATTTAATAGTTTTAGAAAAGTGTTCATTCCATCTATTTTGGATTGATAATTGAGTATAACCAATATAAGATTTTTCAGAAGGACTCGTATGTTTATAAATAATATAAGACATTTGCGATAGTTACCTCTATTGCTTTGTTTAGGGGTATGCGGTCTCAAACACCACTTGGTCCTGATAATATTATTTATATTCGCTTGACTTCCTAATAAAAATTTGATATAATAAACAATATGAAAAGGAAGAATTATAAATGTCATTGTTACTTACGCCTTCTACAATTGAAATTTTAAAGAATTTCTCCAGAATCAATGAGACTCTTTTATTTCCTAAAGGATCTACATTAGTTACCAGGTCGGTAAAGAAAAATACTTATGCTGAAGCAACTGTATCTGAAGTATTTCCAAAGAAATTTACCATTTATAATTTAAATGAGTTTCTTTCAGTAATTGGACAATTTGATAAACCAACACTAACATTTGACGAAGCAAATGAATATGTAAAGATCTATAATGAAACTGGAGGATTATCTGTTAAGTACCAATATGGTGATGAAGCGACAGCATATATTCCAGATTCAAAAAAGAAGATTGAATTGCCGAGTATAGAAGTAACTTTTAAATTATCCGAAATTCAATTTAAATCTATTACTAATTTGTCCAAGACTTTGGGAGCCCCTGATTTGGCATTAGTTAGTGAAAATAAGTTATTGAAATTAGTGGCATTTGATGCAAAGAATACGAGTATTAGTAATACTGAATTAGAAATGGGTAAAGCACCTAAAGGACCTAATTTTAAGTTTGTTTGGAAAATAGAACATTTGGAGATTATTCCAGGCACTTATGAAGTTTCGGTTAGTAAAGAAGGTATCAGTCGGTTTAAACATGAGAGTATACCATTAGTATATCATATTACTTTAGATGCGAATGCTACGAAATATAATTCTGAATAAATATGGGGCCATCTTCTAAATGGTTAGGAAATCGGACTTTCACTCCGATAATGTGGATTCAATTTCCGCTGGCCCTACCAGTTTTAAAATGAGAAAATAAAAATGGAGATAATATGACAATTGATATTGAAGATAATACAACAGAAGAAGTAAAACAAATAGAAGTGTGTGATTTGGAATATGGAACCGTGTTTCAAGGATCTATTTACGATGATGAAACAGGTGAAAATATATTTGGTAAATGGTTATTTGCATCGACTGGATCTTCAAATGATGTAAATGATGTAGATGATGTAGAAGATGGATTTTTTAGATTGGATGATGGAAATGACTATGAACCCTTTTCAGGATTTTTTTTTAAAGTTACCGATCCAAATGAATTTATTACCGATTTTAAAGAATTAAAAGCAACTTTGGTTTTAGAAAATGCCTAAATCTACTAAAAGAAGTAATACCAAATTACATTGTCAATTTTGTGGATGTAAAAGAAAGATGATACAATTTTTGGCAATTGATAAAGAAATTATTGGTCAAGTGTCGGATGAATCTGGTGAAGAAATAAAGAAACATATTATTCCTTTTAGTGTAAAGAAATTTCTTGATTTGATTCAATCCGATACAATGGTAAAATTGCCTAAATTTTATGTAGGCACTTGTGGTGTATGTTTAGGTTCCACATATTATAAGGGTCAAAATCGGGGTACTAAATTAGAAGTAGTTGTGACATAATATTAAGTCCAGTTTCAATTTGCGCGGAATATGTATTGAACTCAAAGATCCATTACAGGTGTTCTGGGGCAGGACATTTATTAAGAAAAGTGAAAAATTATGATTCGTGAAGAAATTATTTGGACAGAAAAATATAGACCACACACAATAAAAGATACCATACTTCCGGAAAATTTGAAAAATACATTTCAATCATATGTTGATAAAAATATAATTCCAAATATGACTTTACATGGTACTTGTGGTACTGGCAAGACAACTGTTGCTAAAGCATTGTGTGATGAATTAAATGCGGATTTTTTATTTTTAAATTGTTCAGAAAATGGAAATATAGATACTCTTCGGACTATTATTAGAGGATTTGCTGCTACAATTAGTATGACCGGTGGCAGAAAAGTAGTTATATTGGATGAATTTGATGGAACTACAAAACCAACACAACAAGCATTGCGAGCGTTTATTGAAGAATTTTCCGGTAATTGTTCTTTTATTTTGACGATTAATTTTGTTAATCAAGTAATCGAAGCATTATTTTCCAGGTGTCCAATTACAGAATTCAAACCATCGAAGGAAGAACGAATTGCAATGGCAAAAGAAATGCATCAAAGACTTTCTGAAATTTTAAAGAAAGAAAAGATTCCATTTGAAAATCCTATTCTCGCACAATTGATTATGAAATTCTTTCCAGATTTTCGTAAGACAATTGGTGTAATTCAGAAGTATGCAATTCGAAATGGAAAATTAGACAAAAATATATTAAATGAATTGGTTGAATTGCCCATTAAAGAATTATTAACGGCAATGAAAGATAAGGATTTTAAGAAGGTGCGGGTGTGGGTAGCAAATCAAGCGGACAATGAACCGACAAGAATTTACAGGCAGTTGTTTGATGCAATGAATTCACATTTCAAACCAGAATTTATTCCGCAGTTTGTGTTGATTCTGGGTGATTTTCTTGATCAGGCGGGACGGTCACTTGATCAAGAAATAACTCTCTTAGCGTTTTTAACAACGGTAATGGCTGATGATGGATTTGAGGTCGTATGACATATAATGAATTAATTGAAAAAGAGGAATAAAATGGCAACAACAAAAAAAGAAAAAACACAATCTGAACAATTATTGGATTTAATTAAATATATGGTAAATGAAGATTGGGAATTTACATTAAGTAATGGTGATGTAGATAGTTTAGGTTTTCGTGGTCCCATATTAAAAATGCCAATGTGTAATGGTAAATTGATTTTAGATTTAGGTGGTTGGAAATATATTGAGGATTAATGGTAGATCTATCTGCATTTTTAAATTCAATTAATAAGACTAAAAAGAATCTTTTAAAAGATCCGGAAAATGACCCACAGTATGTAGAGAAGGAATATAAAAAACTTGGATTCGTGATAAACCGTATTTTTTCTTATTTTCCCGATACAATTTATTTTGCACAGGAAATGAATAAAAGATCTTCTTTAGATGGTATTCCACAGTATTTTTTTTATTTGTATGGTCTTTCCGCACGTCCAAGATTTTCGAGAGGTATTAAAGCCGATAATCTTGAAAATTTGGATGTTGTAAAGGAATTTTATAATTATAGCACCAAAAAAGCGCGTGAAGCATTACAGATCCTTACTGAAAAAGATATTGAATACATCCGGAAAAAATTATATCGGGGTGGTATAAATAAAAAGAAATGATTTATATTGTTTATAAACATACTTGTATAATTTCTGGAAAATCATATATTGGATATACTTGTTAAGGTATGATTAAAAGATGGAACAATGAAATTATACATTCCAGAAATATCAAAAACAAACATAAATTAGATAATGCATTGAGAAAATATCCGGATCAATTTTGGAAACATGAAATATTAATAAATGATATTTCCAAATTAAAACAAATTAAAAAATTGGAAATTGAAATGATTGCTAAATTTGATACATTTAATAATGGATATAATTCTAATCCAGGTGGTAGCGGAATTGGAAAACATTCTAAAAAACTAAAGAAAAAATATCTAAAACATTAAAGAGTAAAGGTATAAAACGTAGTGAAAAACAAAAGAAACAACATTCTATATGGATGAAACAACATCATCCTCTGCGTGGTAAAAAACATAAATTAAAATCTATTGACCAGAATAGAAAAAGCCAGAAGAATCGAAAACCGGTTATTATAAATGGTAAATATTTTGATTCTATACGACAAGCAAGTAAAATTACTGGATTTGATAGACCAAAAATTCGTAAATTAACAATGAAATAAAGGTGGAGTGTTAAGAAAGAAAAAGGGAAATTGAATATGTTATTTGAAGAGTATGGAATCGAAGTGACATTGGCATCACCTGATGATTTTTTGAAGACAAAAGAAACATTAACTAGAATTGGTATTGCTTCACGGAAAGAACCCAAATTATATCAATCAGCACATATATTACATAAACAAGGAAAATACCGAATACTTCATTTTAAAGAACTTTTTGCGCTTGATAGAAAGCAGACTAATTTTTCTGAAGAGGATAAAGGTCGCCGGAATACAATTGCAAATCTCCTTGCTGAATGGGGTCTTGTAAAATTGGTAGATTCAAGTAAATCTAAAGCGCCTGTTGTACCGATTAATTTAATCAAAATACTTTCCTTTAAAGATAAAGATACTTGGACATTAATTCCAAAGTATAATATAGGAAAGCCTAAAAGGTCAATTTAAATGATGGAAGAAATTCAAGATTTAACTGACAAACAATTACAAAATATAGAAAATCAAAAAGATGAAGTTCCGATAAATGAATGGGTTAGAAAAGAACCACAAAATGAATTACAAAGAAAATTACATCCGCCTGCTAAATCCTTTAAAGCACTTTTAAAAGAACGTGAAGCGTATTATGAAGGATTACGGAGAGAGAAAGAAAAAGAAACAAGTATTAATATTTCTTAATTTACTTGACAAATTTTTTATTAAGTTGTATAGTTGAATCATGTATAAAAAACAATTAAAGGATTATTTGAATGGGGATGCGTTCAATTGTTATCTCCGATCCAAAGTTGGACAATCATGGGATAAAGTGTATTCGGAAATTTGTTCCATGGCAGATCCTCGTACATCTGAAGGTTCTTTAGTTCGAAGAGATTTAAAATGGCATGTTAACTTATCTGGAGTATTAATGATCAATGGTGTGCCATATACTACAAGATGGGGATCACAT